TTCTCAATCAACGCAACATTTTTTTCTGATATTGCTTCTTTTATTGGAGAGTTTAATTTGAATTTATTTCCCTCTATGTTTTCAAATAATTTCATAGAATTAACCTATTTCGGTCAAAATGTCTCTGACGATATTTTCGACCCGTTCCCATTTCAAAGTTACAGGATTTTGAACTACAGCTTTTTTGCCTTCTTGAAGGTTGCCGGACGGAAACATGAAAGCGCCTCTTGTGCTTGGATTTGATACGAAGTCAAAAGCGATAAGTTCAAAGTCGTCCTGAACAATGTCTGCTTCAGCACCTTCACTCATAGCTTTATTGACTGTTCCAAGTCCACGACTTGAAATACCTAGACGAATATTGGCTTTAAACAATTCTTTTAGAATGTTTCCGTTCGGTGTTGGTAGAACTTCTACAGTTCCAATAAGGTCGTCGCCTTCCCAGTGTATCTCTACCACGTTATGAGAAACGTTTTGAAGATTTACAACAGAAGACTCTGGATGGTCTAATTCTCCAAGAGCACGTCTTTCTTTAATGAAATTTTCTTCGTATTTTCTTGATTCACGAAAGAGAGTATCTTTTGGATAAACTCTGCCATTCTGGTTTTTAATACCAGCACGTTGTAAAATACCTTTGACGACCAATCTTTTATTTTGGTCACGAACTGTCTCTTCAAAGAGGTTATCCTTGACGAATTCGAATGTTATACAATCAACTATTAAATGTTTCTGATTCATATTAATTCCATCCTACCTCTTTTACGTATTCCAATAGGTAATATCTACCTGACTTGGAAATATCAACGGACCCCTTTGAATACTGACCGTAATATGTTTTTTGTCTCATTGAGTCAACTGCGGCCAGTTTAATGTCTCTATTCTCAATCAAAGGTATCATGTGATTCTGAGGAATCACCAATCTACATCTAATTTTATTAGCATTAACGCCTTCAGCCAATACTTTTGTGGCTTCTTTTAGATAAGGAATGAAATTAACTCTTCCGTTATTCTTTACTTCATCAGACATAAATTCTGTAAGGAAAGCATTCAAATCTGTTTGAATCCACTCAGCAACCGGCGGCAACTTCTTCTTCTTTTTAAGAGGGTCTGGTTGTGGCACGCCTGTTGGTGGTGCAGGTTGTTGTGGTGCTGGCGCTGGAACTTCCGGTGCCGGCGGTTGTGCCCCGGCAGCAGGAGCTTGAGCTGGTGCTGCTGGTGGTTGGCCTGCTGGTTCACCTTCTTTGCCTGCGGGTCCATTACCCGTCTCTGGTCCTTGTGGTAGGTTTGGAACTTCTTCGCCGGCCGGTGGTTGTTGACCTTGTGCTTGTGGGTCTTCTTGACTCTTTGGTTCTGCACCCGGAGCTGGTTCTGAACCAGCACTTTCAATCTTAATGTTAATACCCGGAGTCAAGAAATACTTCTTGTCATTAGCGTCTGTGGCAATAACCACATAATCTTTATACCAAAATTCAACACTGATTTTCTTTACATTTTCAATAGTATAATCAGTTTTAGGTTGACCATAACCACGGGAAGCATTTGCTACAATGGTTTTGTTCAACAATCTCTTATTCATCTTATCCAAGAGAGCTTTTTTAGCCTCTGATTCGGCCTTGTTTTTCTTGTCTTCAAATGACCTAAAATCGCGGGTGAAATCATATTCTGATGGATCTTCTGGTTCAGGTGCAGTGTCAGGAGTAGGAGTCTCAGGAGTAGGTGATTCAATACCTCCCGCATCCATACCCGGTGGTGCAACAGGAGCAGCAACCGGTGCTGCTGGGTCGGCCATCGGCGGCAACGGAGCTTGCTCGGTTAAATTCAATAGATTTCTTAGTTTCATACTCATATTACTTCTTCACTCTCTCTGAAATGCTTTTTACTACTTTACCATATTTCTTGGCAGCCTTTATAGCTCTACTGGTTCCACCCTTTTTAGAAAAGGCGAATGGAGTAGAATATCCACCCACGGCACCCGTACCGGTTTGTTCTGATACATCTTCTTCGTATCTATCATCTTCTGGTTCGATGGGTTCATCAACATCTGCTTGTGTATATCTTTTTAAGATTTCTGGACGATACTTTGAGAGTTTCTTTTGTTTACATTTTGCACAGGCTCTAACAAGAGGAATTCCCTGACCATCAAATTGCCATTCACTGTCTTGACCACTACCACAGTCACATGGTCGTGAATCATGCATACCTTCGCCAACATTAACTGCGGCAAAAGGTACTGTTACACCCTTTTTAAATTCTGGCTTTTGAACCTTTGACATTTCTTCGCCTACAACACTCAAAAACTTATCAACATTTAGGTTGTGGTTTATACTTCCGTCTGCATATACATAGGCAAATCGTGGTCCGCCGTGTTTTCCTTTACCATACGGTCTTGAAAGTTTTACTACTGGTTCTTTTGTTTTTGGCGATTCTTCCATAGCCTCAAATCTAAATCCCCGTTTCTTTAAAACATCAACAACCCACTTTTGTTGTTCCGTCTGTTCTGGTCGTTTTGAGTGACCCCAATCGGCCCAGCCAAAAATTTCATTGGCCACAGCCTCTTTAATGATTTTTCTAATCAATTGTTTAAGTTGTGACTTTTTCATTTAATTTTCCTTCGACTTGTTTTTTGATTTCTTTTAACAATTCATAAGACAATAGAACAACCATAACTTGATTATCCTTTACAATTTTACTTGGTGTAGGTTTTACTTTGTCTAACTGTCTAATCACTTCATTTATTTTGATTCTTATTACGTCATCGTCTTTAATCTTTAAACAAAGTTCGTTCAATTGTGATTTTACATTATCCACTTCTTTTACAACATATGCGCCTAGTGAGTTTGTATTGGAAATGTTATTGATATATTCACGTAGAACGTTCTTTTGGTTTTCATCCAAGTCTTTGTATTTCTTGTTCATGCCTTCGACCAAGATACGATAAGACAACAGACGAACATCCTCATTCTGTAGTGCATAGAATTTAAGAATGTCTTCTTCTTCTCCTACTTTTTTAGGTTTATCAACAATGTTTTCTATGATACATGTTTTTGCTTGATAAACTTCCTTCGCTTCAAATTTAGAGTCTTTGGATGAAGCATCTTCAAATAGTTTGAATATAGAGGCCAAGGTTCTATAATTCTTAATACTTGCTTTTAGAAAATCGTCAATGGGATAGAGTTCTTTGATTTCTTTTATTAATTCGTATTTTTCCTTAGCTAGTTTAACGTTGCTAAGTTTCTTACGTTGTTCAACAATGACAGACAAGAATCGGTCTGCGTGTGGTTCGTCTTTTATTTTCTCAGACAAAAGAAAATTATAGAGCCGCCATTCTTTACCAAGCTCAGTATTTTCTTTGAAGTAATTAAATAGTAAATCTTTTGCTTCAGAAATAGCCTTACCGGCAATAATGTCTGCTGTTATTTGTCTTGTCAACAGTTCAAACAAAATACCAGTGTTTCTAAACTTTGAATGGCGCATTTTTTTAGGCATATATTCGACTCTTCCACTTATTTATAAATATGGGGATAATACGTGAAAATGTATTATTTCATTATTCCCCGATTATGTTGCTTTCATCGAGAATGGACTTACTTCCCGTTAGATTTGCTTCTTTGATTAATTCTCTTTTCTCCGATCTTGATTTATCTAAATAAGAAGTAAGATTTTTAATCATATTACTCTTTTGTAGCGTTTCAAGACTTAATGGAGAGTTCTTCGCCCATTTTGGTGTTAATGAATCATGTCCCTTTCTCGGCACTCTATTATTTTCTAAATTGCCTAGTGGGTCTTCTCCAAATGGGTGTTGTTTGCGAGCATCATGTTCGCCTTTTTGTGACGGGCGTTCATAATCATCAGCATGTTCACCGTGACCTTCTTCTACATTTTCCGACTTTTTGTAAGGTGGTCGGTTCATCTGCTTCCATCTCATGTGGTTAGCATCCGATTTAACCATAACTTCTTGAAGTGGAGGCAATCCACCCGGTCCGCCCGGGCCGCCTAACGCAGGTCCACCCAAGTCAGTTCCTCCACCCGTCAAATCTAAATCTCCCGGAGAGCCCAAATCTGGCAGACCCGGCGGGCCGCCGCCCAAATCTGGCAATCCACCGTCTCCACCGCCACCTTCATCATTAGGATTAATTTTCTGAAAAGGTTTGGCAGGGTCATTACCTTCTTCTTCGATGGACTTAAATCTCCACATCTGTTTTGAATCCTCAACAATTTCGTCAAGTAACTGGTCGGAATCATCCGCAGACAAATTGAATACATTCTTGTAAATCCACTTCTTGGAAAACAATTTGTTTTCCATCATATTCTTAGCTAATTCAGTCTTGTTACTCCAAACTTCAATCTTTTCCTTTTCAAAAATGGTTGACGGATTTGTAAGTTCAAGCTTAAAGTTAACCAATGATTCGTCACGATATCCCTGTGAATACAAGTGAACAATAGCAATTTTTTCAAGTTCTGATACAATGACTTTTTGAATTCTTTGAATTGTTCTAGCAAATCTAACGTCTTCTGAGGCTAGAGTTGCTTTACCTGATAGTTCTTCTTCATATCCCAAGAATGCCTTTGGAATTTTCAAAGCAGCCATCAACTTATTACGAAGATATTCGATATCGTCAATACCTGTAAATTCCATGCCTGATAGGGTTTCAATGGATGTTCCACTATCGCTGCCACGAACCGGCAAGTAAAAATCCTCAACCATGTTTTGTAGATTGAAACGAAGGTTGTAATCGCCTGTTTGTGGGTCAATATACGGTACCTTTTTCATCTTACTGATGGCTTTTTCCATGAAGCTGTCAACGTCCTGTGGTGGGATGTTACCTACATCCAACTTGAAGATACGCTTTTCAGGAGCACGCATGATACGGTGAATTAACATAGCGTCTTCCATCAATGACAACTGTTTCCAAACACGACGAGCGCCTTCAATCATGGATTTACCATAAGGAAGGAAGTTGGAATCTGAAAGTAATCTAAAGTGGGCACACTCAAAGAATTCAAGTGTTTCTACCTGTGAGGTATCAGTAGGACGGATTTGGAATTTAACGTAGTTCTTATTGAGTGGGTCTGTATTTTCAAGACGTTCAACATTGTAAGCGGAAATTGGTTCGATTTGATAAACACCATATTCAGGTGAGACATATAATCTCATGTAAAAATCGCCATATTTACAGACGTTTCTAGTCCAAGACCAAAGATTATGTTCAATGTTTAGAATATCATAGAAAAGATTGGTTAGAATACCTTTGATGTTATCATCTTCGGCATGAACTACCAACACTTTACCCAATTCGTTTACTGTCAAACATTCATCTGCGTAAATATCCAAGGCTGAAGCCAAGATTGGGTCCATATCCATCGTATCATAATCTCTAAATAAATCAATACGAGCAGCTTGATAGGCCAATGAAAAATCTCTTGTGTAAGCATTGTAGGATGTAGAACGAACACGATTGAAACGGTCACGAAGACTGTTTCTATCCGTCGCATACATTAAATCGCTGGTGTCTTTAACTTTAAGTTTTTTACCACCAACATTACGAACAACTACGCCAGAAGAAAATAACTTCTTCAAACGTGCGAACAACGACTTTTGTTTTACGTCGATTTCGTCGTTATCTATTCTTGATTCTGGTCTGATTGCTGGGTCTGCCATATGTTATCCTTTCAATTTCTAACGTGTGTGTGTATAGTATTACGCCTATAAATATGTTCAAGTTATCGTAATAACCAAGTAAGTGATTCTATATCTCCCGGCTTACCACCAATCTTCATTTGCCATTGGTCACGACCTACCGATTGGGCCTTGGCCGTATAGATAGGAGTTCTTGCGTTATCTTGAGTCACATGAATCTTATTTAACATGTTTTTTGTTAAACTAATCCCATCATTTCTCAATCTTAGGGCTACGTCTCTGACCCATAGACCAATACCCAAAGACATGACCAAATCATCGTTATAATTTTCGGCGGCTTGTGCTTTTCCACTCTCCCAAATAAAAGTTTTTAACTCATTGATTAATCTTACAGAATGAATAATAACCAACTTTTCCCTAAAATACTCTTCTATTTTTGAGATTAATAATGGCCTTGTCTTCATAGTTGTGGAAAACCCCGGAAGAAGTTTGGATTCTTCGTGGTTATATCTGTTGGATACGTGATGATAAACGTCGGCAATTTTTGGGTCGCTGGTATTTGAATAGAATGTGTTCTTGTATTGTCGGTCAATAATTTGCTGTAGAACCGCCCATCCTATATTTTCACGTTCGACCACCAACAGAGCATCATTATATTCTGTAGCTAATGCTACTAATACATCACCAAATTCTCTCGTCCCCAATTGATCTTGAAATTCAGCGACTTGTTCCAAAGTTTCTATATCAAATACATGTGCCGCAGAAAAGTCGGTGGCATCACCACGGGCAACGTCAGCACACACAAGATAATCTTTTCCTGACTTAGGTTCGTCAAATATCCACAGAGCTTCGCCGCGCCTTGCTTCCTTCCTATCCCTTACCATTTCCTTATTCTCTTCATACCACTTTAAAGTCATCAAATCTATTACGTTTGTTCCTGATGATAGAAAGTCACAATCACATTCCTGATTTGCGCCCTTTACACCTAACTGTTTTGTTTGTTCATCTCTCCATCTCTGGTCACGTTCTGGATGTAAATCCCAAGGAAGTCTAAGCGTAGTAAAGTCGTTTTTCTTTTTTTCTGCATTAGTCCACATCTTGTGAAACCAATTACCAACACCATTAGGAGTGGATAGAATGATGGCTCTACCACCAGTTGATAGTGTGTTATATGCCGAAGTCCAAATACTCTCAGCTTCATCAATAAATGCTGCTTCGTCAACGATTAACAACGATAGGGCTTTGGAACGGCCAGCATCTTTTGCTGATGAAGTTGCTGAAACTTGAGAACCATTCGCAAATTTCAAAGACATATGGTTGTTTGTAACTTCCTTTTCTTTTAACCACGAAGGCAAATGTTCATTAGCAAAACGAACCTTTGTGATAATTTCTTTTGAAACTTCTTGCTTAATAGAGATAATCAAGATAGCTTTATCACTGTTAAAC